CCACGCCTGACGAACGTACGTAACAATGTTAAGCAATGTGCCTGTTTGCCCAACAACCGCTGTCGGCAATGATCCAGCAGACTCTGGCCCAACACCTAATTCAAGGTGGGTGCGTTGGCACAGCGCTAAATAATTCACGCTGCTTCCTCTGCCCCATCTGGTCCAAAGTAAGGGATATCACCGAAGACAAAAATAAACACAGCATCGCGGATTTCATCAACAGTTAATCGACGAACCGCATTGCCCTCTTTCTTGTCCAGTTGAAGTTGGAGTTTCTTCGCGACAATGTTCAAATCAGACTCGCTCAAACCAGCAATGAATTCAGGTCCCTTGCGTTGGTACCACTCAACAAGCGATGCGCAAAGGTGAGCTGTCTCAGGGTCCACCTGGGCCTCACTAATGATGTTCGTTGGCCGATACTCAAGAAACGTGGTTGTGCGGTCCGTTACGTTGCCGTCCATGATCTTTTGCTGCCTTACAACTGGATCCATGGCACTACGTAGCGCAAGGAAAATAGGCTCAGGGATGCACACAGGTTGTCCATACTTGATTGGCACCTGGTACCCATTCACGCTAGGAAGACGCACAGACTCGCGCTGCACACCATGTGATTTCTGGATCACGCAACGAATGCGCCTGCCGCCATAATCCCCGTCCTCTGGACTCAAGCCGTACTCTGGAACAATACGTCCCTTGTTCTTGTTGACGATCGTTACAGGCTTGAAACCAACACTGGAAAAGTTGTTGTCCATATTCTGTCCGAAGCGCGCCATCAACTTGGCACGCTTGGCGTCCCAATCCTCTTTTTCGTGGAATGTCACATCACCGATTTCATCGGCGAATGCTTGCAACTCTTGATCTGTTGAAAATCGAAATTGGTTTTTTAGTGCTTCTTCCAGAGTGATCTTTGCCATATTTACTCCAATAAAAAGGGGGCCGAAGCCCCCTTATGTTTAGAACAAGAACAACGTTATTGCGGGATAATCAACTCAAAGAACCCGGAGATGGTTCCAGCAGCTTCAAGTTCCCCAGCACTGGCAGAAATGATGATGCTGGCACCATTAGTGGTCGGACCAGCCGTTGCAGATGGAGTGCCGGTCACAGCCGTGGTGGCCTGCAAACCAGTGCTCGCCGCAAGGAACTCCGACAACGATCCTGTGAACCCAAAATTGAACTCAAAGTCGTTATCCGTATCCAGATCGGCGCTCGCTACAAACGAGTAAGCATGCAAACGCGCGCCTTTCGGTAGCGGGCAAACGATCAACTGGTCGGTGTTGGCTGCGGTAAAAGGATCTGCCGTGGTGTTGGTATAAGACCAACGCACCACGATGATCTCACCGCTACGCTCAAGGTGCGGGCCAATGTATTGACGTCCAATATTAGACGTTTGCTCAACGCCGGTCGCAGTAGTGCCACGACCAGAGAATTGAGACCATAGGTTACTGTATCGAGTAGTCATTTCTTATGTCCTCAATGATTAGGTCGGGTTAGCAACAGAACCAACTTCGATGCGGACCACGCCAGCTTGGCGCAAGATCAGCGCGGCGTCATACCAACGACCGCCAACATAACCACGCTTACCAGTCAGGTCGGTTTTATCGATGTCGTTCGGAGACAGCGTGTTGATCTTGACGTTGCCGAAGCCACCCTTGCCGGTGCCTTCCAATGAAACGCGTCCAATTGCTTCCTTGGAGATACACAGAACAGGGTAAACATCAACATTTACGCCGCCAGTCGAACGCATGCCAGTTGAGCCGATCGCTGCACCAGCGCCAAGTACAGGTTTAAAGTGCGGCGACAAGTACACATCGAAGTTCCGAATGGAGCCGTGCCAGTGGGTCAACTTCTCCTTGCGACCGCCAACCTCAACGGATTCACGGTAACCAGGCAGCCCACGGAAATCAGGGGCCAAGTCAGAGTGCGCGAGAATCACGTACGCCTGAGGCATCGGAACCGTACCCTGTTGCATGGCTCCAGTGGCCGCTTCATGGATGTACGGGGAACGGTTAACTTCCAACAAACGCAGGGCACGATCCAAACGTCCCAGCGTAAGCGGACCATTTACCGCGCCACGGGATGTCACCGCATCGGAGTTGAACAACACATTGTCGCCAGTAATGAACTTGCTCCACGCATACTCCTCACGGGTCTGCATGATGAGGTCATTAAGGTTTCCTTTGGCTTCCTGCATGAGGAACTTGCCAAATTCACCAGTTTCCAGTTCCTTGGAACTGAAGGCGTAACTCTCTTCGAATTCCTCCAAAGTGACTTGAACGTTCTCAACAACAAACTGGCGCGATGCCTTGGTGATACCCTCAAGAGCAGGGGTCAGGTCAGAATCAGGAACGACCGAACGCGGGAATAACACCGTATCGGTGGAGTTCATCGGGCATTTCTTCATCTTCGCAAACATGTCGATGATGAGTTTCGGGCCAATACGATCCAAGAACTCCTTGGTCGCATATAGGTTTTGGGGATTAAGGTTCCCAGTACCGTAAGTGCTTAAAGCCATTTGATTGATTCCTTAAATTAGGCGTAAGGGTTCGATGAGCTCTTGGAAACAAGAACCCAAGCGTCCTCTGGGTTTAGTTTTGTTAGGTCCTCAGTGGCGGTAACCGGCAAAACCCCACGAACCTGCGGGGCCGCGTTCCGCTTCATGCTGGCCTCTTTCTGTTTTGTTTCTTGGATCGGCCGCTTCTCTACAGTCATTTGTTCCTTGAAGTGATCCATGAGCGCGATCGAGTCGTCCAAACTCTCTGGGTCAAATGATTCCCGCAGGTCTTGCGGCAGACCAAACCAGAATTGGGCGAAATCCTTAGACATATGAGAGAAATTCCCACGCGCATTGAACGATACGTGTTCCTTCCAATCAGGATGTTTCGTGGTCAAGTGGTTCACTTTTTCGGAAAACTCTCTTTTTTCGAGTTGACGTTCGATTCTTTCCAACCGATCGTTTCCTAGGCCTGATTTGACGAGCTTGTCTATTTGAGACTTAAGCTCGGTCACCTCTTTCTTGGTGAGCGAGTGCTGACTTTTTAGGGTCGCTGCCAAGTCTGGCCACTCTTGTTCTAACGTCTTGAACACCTGTGAGTCGAAAAACTCATCGGCGTTTTTGTTGTCCTCAACGGTTTGTTGAGGCTGCTTCTTGTCAGGTGCGCTGTACACGGACCCAACATTCCCCAACTCGGAGAGACGTTTTTGCGCCTGTGCGAGTTGGCTTTGAAATTGCGGCAGTCTGCCTACCAGGCTTTTTAAGTGTTCGTGTTCGCGTTTTAAGTTCTCGTACTCTTCAACGGTCAACGAAACCGCTTTTGGCGGATCAATCTTCTTCCCTTGGTCTGGTTCAACTGGATCCGATTCCTGTTTCGTTTCCTCGATCTCTGCCGGGCTGCCTTCTTCTTTAACAGCCTCCTCTTGTTCGGCTTGCTTGCCGCTCATCACTTGCGTCCAGAGATCTTCTTCGGTCAAACCGGTTTGATCGGTGCTCATTCGCTCTTGTTCTCCAATTCCAATAGGGATTTCATGCAATCAATAACGGCCCGACGTTCCGCGTCATCCTCGAGGGAGTGCTGGATCGTCCTGCTTTCCAAATCCTTCCTTGCTTTTTTTAGGCGCAAGTCGGCCCAACTCCTGACCGTCTCCCAGGTCACGGAGTGTTTATCGATACGCATTGGTTACTGGGCTATGCGGATAGGACTTTCTGTTGCAACTTGCACTGCGCGAGACTGAGCACGGTCAGCAATCTCCTGCGACTTCAGTTCGGCATCCATCCCGGCCTTAAACCGGCTGTCCTGAGATCTAATGGCCGACTCCTCGCGCTTGTGCTCTAGGTCAAGAGACTTCAGGAACCCCTGAACCTGACCATCACGTTCGCTAATCATGAGTTTTGATCTAACTTCCTCAATGCTGACGCGCTCATCTGCTGCGGCCTTTGCCATTGCCGCATCATGGTTAAGCTGCGCCACGTAAATTGCGCCCTTCTGCCGGATGATCTCGCGCTGCATCTCAAACGCGCGCTGTTCACGATCGGATTGCAACTTCATCTCCTGTTCCTTGGCCTGAAGTTCAAGCTTCATGACTTCCGGATTAGGTTGCTGTTGCGTGCTCGCCATGATCTGATCGGTCTCTTCCTTCGAATTAAGGACAGTGTCAGACGGCTGATCCAAATCAGAGATGATCGCTTTCAACAAACGCTCGCGATTCAGGTATGGCGCGTTGTTCGGGTTATCCGCCATGGCCAGAAGCGTCATGTTGTGCTGCAAACGCATATCCTTTACCAGCAAATGCGAAGCGCCTTTTGGGATAACGTCGGCATCGCAGATGATGCTGTCATCGGTGCAGCCATCTAGGACTGCGGCGATCATTTTTGGTAACAATCGAAGCGTCACCTCGTCATCCCATGAGGCAGCCATTTGCTTCTGAACGATGTTGCTATCGTTCATCATTAGCGCCATACCGGAACTGGTGGTTACCGACTGCGTATTCCCGCCCTGTATGAAAGCGGGAAGCATGGTGTGCTCATTTGCATTTGCCTTCGCCCGGTCGAAGATCTCAAGCGAATGACTTATGTTGCTTGGGGTAACGAAAGCGGATATTGCGTTTCTAACGTCATTGGTGTTGTTGAGCAACAAGGTCTGTGGCCTATTAAGCCTCAGATCGATTTGCCCGCTGCCCTGCGCCTCGATCATTTCCTTCACCACCCCATAGATCGGGGCGGCGCTCATCATGGCGTTTAACTGAGCTGCACTCCAGGTGATATTGGCGGACTGCTGGTCCATTCGTATGATGTGTGGGACACCATACCCAAATAAAGAATCCGGATTGCTCTCGAAATTCCAGATATAGAAAGGAAGCGTGTTGGACGTTTTGGTGATCGATACAGCAGCACGAATTACGATCCCATTGCTAAACCACATTTCCCCGCATACTGGCGGAGACAACTCGTCTTTCTCATCAATACCAAAATATTTGAGGCATTTGTCGGGGACTGGTCCCACATATTTCCAGATCGGGAAACGATCCTTTAGGATCTTGCCATCCTGACCGCCACGTGTACTCATCGGACTGACGCCCAATTTGCCCAGTTCCGAGCCTTTCTCAAGCACCAAACGGATCTGCTCCGGATCAAACCCAATATTGGTTTGATCGGCAAGTGCCTTGACCTGGGTCTTGGTCATCAGATGCAAAACAAATGCGTACTCACACTCCCGAATATTTCGGCTTGGTTGCGGAAAAAAGTTCCAGGGGTCAACTCGCTGCACAGATTGCTCAACGGTTACATCCATAACCATAGAACTCGTGATAGGATCAAACCGATCACGCGTCACAATTTTAGAGAAAGGCCCCTCAATGATCCCGGTGCCGTATTTAACCCCGTCATCCAGACAATCACGACCGTGTTTTGAGTAACTACAGGAGGCGAGGATGTCCGATATCATGCGCTCCAAGTTATCAACCTTCACCTCCTCCCTACGAACACGCTCGCTAAACGATGCATCAATATGCGCCTGCGCCTTATTTGGGTTGATTCCTCGTTCCGCCAATGCCGCCATGATCTCTTCTTTCATCCTGGCTTTGGCTTTAGCTGACACCTCAAGATCAAAATTCTTATCGAAGGTCGGGAACAACATGTTTTGCGCACGCGCAGTGATTGCTTTGGTGTTTGTTCTGGTGATGTTGTCTACCGCACGTATGTATGGCTCAGTAGTTGAGTAGTCATTGCCCTTGGTTTCAGCGAGCGGTGTGATGCCGTCCATGTATTGGCGCTCCGCATCAATCCACATGTGTTCGGTTGTGGATCGCCAAGCAATGCACTCGTCTTTCTTCGCCTCCAAATCGCGTCCAAGTTCTTCCAGGTACACGCGACGCTGTTCTTTCAATTCCTCCAGCATCTCAGGCGAAATCTCCACCTGTTGCACCACCACAACTTCATCCATTAAGCGAATCCTGTTCGTCCGACAACCACCCTGGATTGGGCACTAGATTTAGACCTGGCCAACTTCACGCCACTGAGAACCGCATAACGACTAGCATCCATCAAATGGTCATTGACCTTGATTGGTTTACCATCATCATCAACCGAATAATCACGGAATTCGTTCACCCACTGCACATTGGTGTTGAAAACCTTGTGCCGGCCAGAACAAATGCGCTCGGTTACCGCAGCGATACCGGCGTTCACCGCCTTATCAGGTAGGTGTAGGTTTAGCCCACAACTCCTGTAGAGTTTCAACATCTGCTCGCCATCTTTCTGGTTGATGGCCGATGCGTCAGCTACTCCAGGCATATCGTCCATCCCAGACAGAATCTTTGCCCGGGACTTAATGCGGGTTGCGTGTATGGTGTAATCGATCCGTTCCCCGGAATTTTTATCTATGCCGCCGTCCTTGTAGTCGGCAACCAGGTACATAATGTCCCGGTCTGGATCGTACGCATAGAAAACACAAGCGGTGTAATGCCACCCACAATCCATCCCATACACCCATTTGAAATGGTCTGGGACCTTGAATGGCTCAATTACAAATTGCTTCTCGTCTATTGGGTACACCGCACCACCAGTTCTTGTCGGGTCGCCATACTTCACTGCATTCCGCAGATAGATCGGAGTGTTCGCCAGTGCGTTTTGCTTCCACTCCTCTGTGAGGTGTGGAACGTCATCCCACCCTGCGCGGATAATCACCCGCGACGGATCAGGCTCATCAAGGAACATCTTGACGGTCTCTGTCCTACCCTCAATCGGGGTAGCGGTGACCATCACAAAGGCGCCCTCGCGGTTACGCGTCCGCATTACCCCCTGCGAATAGATATCCACAGGCGGAGGCTCATCAAACCAAACGATGTCCTTTTCAGCGCCATAGAAGGCGCTCAACCCCTGTTCGTAGGATTTGAATGTTACGTAACTGTAACCACCGCTCACGTGGCGGACGCGGAATGTATCTATCGTTCCGGCTGGAGCAGATACACGTTTGATGCTCTTAAAATCTACCCAATCAGCGGGGAACATCCCTCCGCCATTGATTTCCTCATATGGACGCCCCAGCAGTTTGGTTTGCAGGGTATCCCGGACGTCTTTCTGGGTCTTTCCTACAACCCAAACATCGATTGGCCTATCAAATTGTTTGCCTTCCCACCAATGCGGGTAAACGCCGCGCGCGTGCCAGATGAGTTCGTAACCGCCCATCCCCTCAGTTTTTCCGAGGCCATTGCCGCACATTGCATACCGGGCAAATGCATTCCTACCAGCCCTGAAAAACTCCAGGTGCTTCTGGTATCGATGCCTGGCAGGAAAACCAGGTTGGTCGTCATCAGGGTAAAACCGATATAACTTGTTTTTCAGCCGCTTTTCCTGAAGCGCTGCAAATATTGTGGGCAGGTTGGCTATGGCACTACTGTGCACGCCAACGCTGGATGATCCCATCATAGAAAATATCCACCATCGCCCCATCAGGCATCGTCACATCGGCTGCGTTCCGGCCATAAATGCGGTTGAAACTAACGCTCGTAGTTGCCTCATGGACAAATGTCAGGGTGCTAGAGCTGGCATTAATTAGGGTTTTCCTATCGCCATTGGCGCCAGCCTTGAAACCATTGATGTTGAACGGTGCGCTCGCCGACAAAATCACAGTGGTGGCGTTATCCCATTCATTTGGAGCGTAGTCATCCTGATCGGCCGATATTTCAAACGGCACAATGATCCGATAACTATTATTCGCTAGCCCCTTAGCCAACTCGTGTAGAGCCGTTCTGGCGTTTACATCGAGACCAGACGATTCAATGGCTGAACCTATAGACATTAGTCGTCAGTCAACCCGCTTCGATTTAGTTTGACCAGGATCTCATTGATCTTTTCGGCCAGCGATTTCAGGTTGTTGTTCAGTGTGGTCTGATTGAATGATCCACCAACATCGGCCACAGTGTTTGAGGCGGTACCAGTGGCGGCCGTCAATGACGTGATCGCGCCCTGCCGCAAAATCATCTGCAACGCACGACGAGTGTATTCGTCAGGAATGGTGTTGATTATATTCTGGATCGATACGTCGGACGCATTACCTACAGTGGCCATTTCATTTTCCTACTTGGTTGATATTCCAACTACTGTGCGCGGCGTGGCATACATCGACCGCAGCTTATCTGCAAAATCTCCCAACCCTGATTTTTCCATCGTGTCGATGAATTGGTTGAGCAACTCCTCTTCTTTCTTGGCATCGAGCGGTTTGGTCATCTGCTCAACGTAGGTATCTTTCCACCCATAGTTTTTGAGGGCGAATATGGGGCCTGCTGCGTTTTGCCCGACATACAGCATGCGCTGGGCATACGCAGAGATCCGCGTGAATATGCCATCCGCAACACGCTTAAACATTGGGCGGTTTGACATGTCCCTAAGTTCCGCCTCTGAAATCCCGCACGACATAGCAACACCGGCCGGGTAAATCGGGTACCTACACGAATCGCATATGTCCATGTACCGATGCGCTTTCTCGTGCAGGAGTTCCACGTCCTCGTCATTGTCGCCATAATTGTGCGACACATAATCATCGCGGATGCTCGACAGGTAATCGGCGATGTCATCCGGAACCTCGGTAAGCTTTTTAATCGACTCTACACGCTGAGAGTCATAAATCTGTTTATTCTTCGCCCTACGCTCTTCACGCTCCTTGAGCTTCTCGATATTCCTGCGCTCACGCTCCTCAGGAGTCAGGTTTTTTGAGCCCAGCGTACGCGCCATTAATGGGTGACCACAGATTGCCCGTAGATTACATCGATACCAACTGGGTTCGCTGTTAAAGCCTTGGCCAAATTGAAAACCGCATTAGGCAAATTCAGCATGGTGATTGACGATGTAAACGCCAGAGCGTTACCGGCCGAATCCCTATATGGGATAAACCCTGCCGCAGACTGGATGAGTACCGGGACTGTCTCAACACCATCCAAACCATGCACGATAACCAGGCTAGTGGCGTAATTACTCAGATTTATTTGTATGCTCGCCGCGCCAGTGGTTGCGGCCAGATGGGTGTTGTATGACATTGATTTACCTTAGGCTGTGTAATATGGACGCAGGTAGAAATTAGTCCCGTCAAAAATCAGACTCGCGATGCTACCGGCAGTCGCAACATAATCAGCGGCCCCATCCACCAGGATGGTGGCATTCCCACCACCAGATGCCTGGTTATGTTTGACTGTAGGGGTGCCACTAAACTGCAACTGCACAGTTTTGCCAGTGAACCACCCCGCCGATGCAAAACGATTGATCTGAGTGTTGCCAGAGATCGTCATGAAATCAGAGTTCGGAATCAATGTGGTGTCATTGGCTGCTGCAACAGTGCCGGTCACCGTTCCGTATTTCTGCTCCTCAACAATTTGCCAATTGGAGCCATCGGAACGAACAGTTACCCCGCCATAGTTGGTACGGATTACATAGTTGGCCAATCCGTTGATTAGTTCAGCGCCATCAGCATCCACTGTGATGTTGTTGGTTCCGGCCCCACCGCTGCCATCAATGATGCGGATTACTCGATATTGAGCGGCGGCAGCGGGCGGTAGCGTCATCGTCCATGCTGACGACGTATCTGTCACGATCGCCAGATTGGTGTTCGCGCTGATGCTGTTGCTAAACTCAAAATCAGCAGAATTCCACCTGATTGCTCCGGAGAATATGGCCGCAGATAAAAATTCTGCCGTGCCGGTTGCGCCAAATGTGGTCAGGGCATGTAACCCATATGACGGGGTGCCAGCCCCACCAAATCCAACTTGACCAGAAGGCCCTATAAAGCCCCTGCGAGTGGCTACTCCACCGTCAAATCCTGTACCAGCAGTATAGAATTCAATCCATTGTTGGTTGCCGGTTGCGGCATGACAGAATGAGATCCAACATCCATTGCTACTACCAGCAGAGAATGTGGTGGCACCATCGGTGAACCCTATGCTGCGAGATTGATCCAGAGCGCCAGTGAGAGACCACATGGATATGCTGCCATCCATAGTGATGCGCTGGATTGGGTTGTTGTTGTTGATCCCAACATTGTTGCTTTTAACAATTACCCCAGTAGTAGGGGTAGACACGCTCGCATCGTTAGTCAGTGCTACAAAATTATTTGGGATGTTGTAAACAATACCACCCTGGATTGCCCCAGCAGTTGCAAACCCAAAATTTGCATTGGTGCCAGAGACAGGCACGTTAAACCAAATGTGACTAGCGCTGTTTGCGCTATCAAACTGAGCTATGGAGTTTGAGTCAGATACATTTCCGCCAGCACCTGCACCCTTGCGCACATGCATATTTGATGCAGGCGCAGACACGCCAACGCCGAGCTGACTGGTGTCGGTAATGTATACGCCACTGTCCTGTAGGGTAGTGCCATCGGTGCCATCCCATCTGGCCACTGCGTTATCAGTGGACGCAATAGGACCAGACACATTCCCGGATGCTGGCGGGGAGGTGCTGAAACTGGAAGACGAGACGACCTTCCATTTGGTGAGGTCAACTTTTTTGAATACTGACGACCCGAATGTGACCAAAACGTAGGAGTTAGTCGACTCCTGGTTGATGGACTCTCCTACTGGCGGATATACAGGCATCGCCTGCGCGGTGTCATTGACGACCGTGACCTCGTCACCATCGGCGGAATTGGTTGGCAGGATGCACCCGGTGCCATTGGGCACGGTGGTGAAAACGTTAACCTCATGCTCTAGGCGATAGGCGGTGGCCTGAGTTGATCCAGTTGCCGTCAGATTATTCGCCGTATCACCAATGATGGCCCTAGCCAGGCGGTCATTGACCTTTGCCAGCCCGAGTTTCCTGAGTATTCCCATTACCGTATCACTCCGATTGTCCTACCTCGATTTATGCACTCAACGCATTCCTGGCGCGCCAACTCACAGTCGTCCAGCAACGAATCGCCAATCACAATCGCCTCGAGCAATGTCCCAACATCAGCTTTGCCTTCAGCGTCTGGCACGATTGGCTCCACGTCCTGGCACGATGACTCACACCTGGCCGAGCAACGCAGATCAACCGGCTCTGGGAGCACTAAGTTTTTCGTTGACGACGCGCACGCGCTCAGCATCAACGCGGCAGTCAGGGCCACCATTGCTTTTGGCATTGAGTTTCCTGAGTTTCTGGATGGTGCTGTTGCGCACCTGGATGATTTTTTGCAGGCTTGCCCTGCTCGCCTCTGACTGGCTCTTGGCCAGTTTGTCTACCGTTTGCTGACGCTCAATTGCGATGACGTTGGCCTGCACGTATGCGTTCACAGTGGACTGCAAGATCTCCGCTTTGTGCTTGTACCCAACGGTTACCGACGATCTCCATTGGTAGTAATTGGCAACCAGTGATGCGCTGAGCAGCACGCATACCGCCACCAAAATGCGGAGTGTCATTCGCCTTCCAGTTGCGCCCGCTTAAACCGGTGGCAGACCATGTAAACGCAACACCCAACAACGATCAGAGTCAAAATGATGTACAGCCACGTCCCAGGCGTGAGCATGGATTTGGCCTCATTGGCCGCATCAACCACAGCACTAGTGCCCAACACAGTGCCGCCAATACCGGCCATGCTCGCTGTCTGGATCGTAGACGACCTGACCGCAGTCTGGATGGTTCTGGACCGCACCACTCGGCCAGGAGCTACTATCGGGCGCACTACGCCGGCCTGGCGCAGGCCTTCCTCAATCACAGCATCATCAACCCATAAACCGTTTTTATGCGGACCGTTTCCATGTTCCTGCCTTATCATCGCGCGAATGAGCGGCCAGTGATCGGCAAAATTGTGCAGGTCCATAACCCTGTTTTCCGGAATGCCTGACCAGCGAGACACATTGCTGATGTATTTCTCGGTTGGGTTTTTGTCTGATTCCGGAGCAAAACGAGCAACGATGCCCCTTTGTGGGTCATTAGGATTTTGCGATCTAATCGTGCGGATCTTGTGCTTGTCTTGATACGTGATAAGAGTGACAGCCATGGCGCGCACGCCCTTGACCATGGTCGAAAACTCTTCATACGTACGCTGTGTTAGCAGGTAGTCCGGTACACGCCCCTGCCATGGGGTACGCTCATCGGTTTGCTTTAGGTTGCCCGGGTTGTTTAACCGTATCCCGAGCGGGACTTCAGACTTCGCCGGCTTCGTCGCCATTTCCAGCCCCAGCATCCTCTACAGGATCAACCGCCTCACGGATCAACTCGGCTAATGCATTGCCGAGCATCGCCGCGGAATGACTCACAGTGCGTACGGGCCGAGGCCCGTTGATGATGATGATTACAGTGGCTGCGCTCATGCGTTTAGATCCCATTTTTTAAGCAGGTTGTTGTTAGCGTTTCGGTAAGACTCTGTGTGCGCATCGACCAAAATACTGAGCGCTCGAGATAACCCAATCTCAGCGTGCCGTTGCGCATCGAGGTCTAAATGACCCTGTTTAATCATGGCAATGATCCTGTTGCTGTACTCGAGGATGCCGGAGCGTTTTACCTCTGCGCTGTCGAGGATCTCTCTATCAGCATTCATTTCGCCCTCTGATTGAGGTTGTTAATGTATGCCTCGGCGATATCAACACGGTTTTTCAGCGTGTCGATCTCGCGCTGCAAATCATGCACGCGCGATGCGCTCACATACCCAACGCTAAACCCGATAATTGCAACGATTATCCCAATCAACCCAACCACAGCACCCGAGTTTAGAAATACCCCATGCCCATCTGTGCGCTGCACGGGTTGGCCAAACATTTCATTGAGTTCGGCAATCCTTTCCCTGATGCTCTTTTCCATCACTAACCTGCGCGAGTTTTATTCTGCAGCAGTATTTTTAGGGCCTCGAGCATAGAAAACACCTCGGCGACCTCCGCGCGAGTGCCATCCAATAAACGGCGCGTGTCATCCAACAAACGCGAAAAACCTCGCACATCAACGATGGCGTTATCTATGTCGCGTTTCAGCGGTTGGAATTTGGCCTCGAACAACTCTTTCAGAGCGTCATGATTGGCGCGCGAGCCAACGTGCATGGCCTCTGTCGCGGAAACGCGCGAATCGAGTTGCGAAAACCGCTCGTTAGCCGAGCGCTCATTAGTAGCAATCCGACCAAAAAGCACTTTAATCAACACGCCAAATAGACTGAGCGCCGCACCAAAAGCGATGTTGGCCAACCATAGTTCGGTAGTCATTTTTGCTCATCGTTGTTCCTGCCGCCGCGCCGAAGCGCGCGCTATGCACCCCCATGGCGAACCATGGAAGCGTTGGGTTGCGAAAAGGGGCCGCAGCCTGGAGGGGAGCCAGGCCCACACCAACTCGTGATGTGCGTGGCGGCGATAAATGTGCGCCAGCCTCATTAGGCAAACGCTAAAAATAAAAAACCCCAGGTGTTACCCAGGGGTTGCAGTGGTAATGCAACGTGGCGGGGGGATGGTGCCTGCAGACATCACCACTTACGTGCGCGAGACTACGCATAAAAATGTCAGGGTGTCAATATTACAACTATTTACGCGCGCGCGTTGTTGAATGCGGACATATGCGGACATTTCGCACACTAACAGTTGACCAAACGCACCATATGCGCTACGCGAACCAAATCAATTGATCATTTTTTGTGCATTTCCCTGTTGACATCTAGGCAACTATTGCCTAATATACCACCCATGCCAGACATACTGGCAATACGGACAACAAACCAGGGCACGCAAAATGAACGCTACACGCAAAGAAATTAAGGTTGGTCAGCGAATTCGCTTCGGCACCTCTCGCGTGATGACGGTAACCGCTGTTGCTGCTTGGGGGAATGGTCTTGTGACCCAGCGCTTAACGCTTACTGGGAAGCGCGGAGGTGTAGCAACCGCCTTTGTATTTCAGGACGGACGAATTCGCCTACTGTAGGCATCGTCAAATAAACGATGAATTCTCAAATGCACATATAGGAGTAAAAAAATGAGCAATGCATCAGCGGCTTGGAATGTCATCAGGGGGCGTACTAATCTGTATCGCTACAGGATAAATACAGACAGAAATCATCTCGATTCACCGGCAAAACTCGATATTGAGCATTTTAATAAGCTCCCTGGGTGCAGGGCGGTCCTGGGCAGATGGTCTCAATGTCCGAACGCGAGCGTTATGTGGCACATATGGAACAAAATCAAATGCGCATGACCCCAAATTCAGCGAACCACAACCCGCGCCCTGAGTACATTAGGGCGCTTATTGATCGTGCTGGAATCTCGCAACGGGAGGCGGCTAGGCGCATCGGGGTATCTGAGCGGATGATGCGCTATTACGTTAGTCTGGATCCGGTTTGTTTTAGGCCCGCCCCATACACGGTGCAATTGGCGCTCGAGTTAATGGGCCCACCATGACTCGAACCTGGAACCAAGATGTTTGTCGTGCCTAATACCAGTTATGCCTCACTGCTTTGTCAGTTCAGCCGGTGTGTTGCAGAAGAAGCCGCAGGCCGGGCAACGCTGGCCGTAGTCGGTTGCTTCGTTCAGGCCGCAACCGTTCGGGCACATACCGCTGCGGATGAGGTAGTCCTCCTCAACGAAGCGCGCCGCGTCACTCTCCGTCCCGCCAAGCACCACGATCTGTCCGATTTCCTTGCGCTCAACCATTTCTGCTCTCCGGGTCGTGATGCATAACAATTCATTCAAGCCGACGCCAAGGCGCGGCTTAATTCAGGCGTTAGCCCTCTTGCCTCTCCGTCGCGGCGATGTAGCTCACCACCGCCTCAGAGAAGCCGCTGATGTGCGTCCAGTCGCCGTAGCCGA